GGATGCGTATTGGGCAGATGAAATTTATCTTGGTATCCGGCACCCCAGAACGCACATACGCCGAAACTGGCCGCTACAACGCTGATCTCGGCGTTACGGCGAGCAAAGGTTGAGCCTACGAATTAGACCCGGTGCCTCTGCGGGGTCATACAGCTCAATCATTGAGTAGTTGTCAAAGCCGTTTTGCTCGGCAAAAACCGTAGCGGCAATGTGGGTTGTGAATGGACCCACTTGGATGGCATCGATCAAAAGTGCGTAGGTCATAGTTAGTCGATCCAGCTGCTGATTGCTTTGACCATGCAGAAGCCTGCCCATGCGCCTTTGTCTGAGATTAGGTCAGCAAGGCGCTGGAAGTCTTCTTCTTTAATCTTGTCCCAGCCAGTTTTTGGCGCAATGTAGCGGTTGATCAGATCCTCAGCGAGGCATTCGCAGCGGTAGTAAGTCATTGAATTAGGTGGTAATGAAAAGGGCACCGAAGTGCCCCGTAGAGGTTAGGCGCCGAATGCGAGCAGCGCGGTGAGGATGCCAACGATGGTCCAGAGGATCAGTTGGCGTTCCTTGAGATCGTTGATCTGTTCGGCTTGGGTGTCGATCACCTCGCAGGATGCGTCGATGATGTCGGCCTTGGTGGAAGCGGTTGTGATGTTCATTGGATTTGATTTGATTTTGAATCAGAGTGTTTTGTTTGCCCAGTCCAGCAGCTCATCCCTGATCCAGCAGCCGTTCTCGTGCCCCATTTCCTCCCAGGTCAAGTGGGGCGCATATTCGGGGGCTTCGGTGTCCCTGATTGTTTCCAACCACCCCCCACGACAGTGCAGCTCGGCGCGAACGGCCTTGATTGTGCGGTATTTCATTGGATTTGATTTGATTGCGGGAGTTGCCTCCCGTAAGAACAGAATACACCGCAGACGGTGCGTCTGGCGATACTGTTGCATTTCTTTACGTTTGCCGGGATTGGCTAGGCTGGTAGCAGCGGCAACTGCTCCGTGCGGTCATACATGTTCGAGATCACCGCCAAGGTGGTGGTTCGCTCGGACAGCGACCCGGAAGAGTTGCCAGCGGACGTGTACGCACGGATCACCGAGTTCATTGGGAATGAGGAAGATCTGCTGGCGCTTGACATCGAAATGTTCCCCCTGCCAGATGCCAACAGTGGATCATCAGATCGATGGGACGATGCTGATTCCGAGGAAGGAGGCGAAGAGGCGATGGCGTGATGCCGTGTTGTTACGAAGTGATTATTGTTGCGCCTACTGCAACGAGCAATTGGGTCCTCGCAGCGCCACGCTTGACCACATCATCCCAAAGGTTATGGGCGGCTTGACCGTACCAGAGAATCTATGCGGTGCTTGCATCACCTGCAACGGCAGCAAGGGGCACCGTGATTGGCGTGATTGGTTCCGCAGCCAAGCGTTTTACAGCTTGACCCGCGAGGAAGCCATTGATTCGTGGCTCAATCATTCCTAGCCGTTCCAGTGGCGCAGCACGCCAGCAACAATGAACGCATTGGTCACCATGTAGGCAAGTTCCAGCAGCAGACGTTCCCGGCGGTTCATCTGCATTACCTAGTAATACTGCACATAAATCTCGGCCTGCCATAGGTCGTTTGTGTACCGACAAAGAGCACCATTTTGACCGCAGGCACGGTAGACCGGTTCCTCGCCAAAACTGTGATCCAGCAGTTCAATCCAGCGGCCTTCGCCTCTATCCATTCGATCCAGAACCTTCCTTTCCATCGTCGTACAACCCGCAGCGAGCGGCAAAGCGCCCCCCATTCTGCCGTGCCTCGGGGAATCCAAGGCTGCATTCATTGCCGCGTGGCAACCAATGGATACAAGACCAGCACTTAGCTTTCCCATGAAATTCGGATTCAATTTCTTCAATTGGTTGGTTTTTGCGTAGTGCCAAATAGTGGTACTGCGCACGGATGTACGCTTCTCGCACGTCTGGCGTGCAAAGGTCCAGAATTGTTTCTGGACGACCCGGCAAGCGAAACTTGGCCCGCCAGTTGTCGGACAGCCGTAAGCGCTCAACAATTACCCTGCCGCTATAGAGGACAATCATTCACTTTCGCCGTAAGCAGGCTCGTGGTACAGCCGCTCCAGTTGCATTGATAATGGCTCTGGCGGTTCGTCCAAGTGCTGCATCAACGCATCAATTTGCGGATCGGTTGGATCCTGCACAACGTACAGGTAGTCGTACCCGTAGTGTTTAATCGCAACAAACCCAACCCGTGGACTGGACAGCAAAAACCGAACAGCGCAGTTTTCAAGCCAGTTTAGAAATGGTGCTCTCATGGTTCCAGCCTGGCAATAAGACGGTCGAGATACCAACGCGCTTTTTTCGCGTCCTGAGAAGCGTTGCCCTTGAGCCACAACCTCAGCACATATTTCAACACCTGCCCCTGGAGATAGCCACCAGCAGGGAACGGAGCATCCGCAATGGCACCTTCGATCACGTCGATTGCTTCCACCGCGCCAGCCGTGTAATGCGCTGGATGGTTTACCGGGTCAGTCATTGGCCTCCAACTCCAGCCTGATGGCAGCCTGGAAATAGCCAGCAATTTTCATCCGGGCAAAAACAGTGCCGCCATCTGCGGTGGTCTTATCTTCAACTCGTGCGTACTGATACCGCGCTTCCTCAAGGGCAGCCATGGTTTCGATATTCAGAGTGTCCAGCTCTGCGTTGTTAAGGGTTTTGATGTCCTCCAGCAGAAAGTTGCGACCAAGAAGATACGACTTGAAAAACGGTTCATTCATGTTGATTGCCTAGGTGCTCCGCGTTTAGGTGAGTCTTCGAGTTCAGCCGCCATTTCAGCAGCAGCTCGGAGCAGTGTACTCAATGGAATGGGTTTCGATTTACGGCCAGTGGCAATGCGCAAGGCCATGCGATAGCCGTGCGATGCGTTGCCGTTACCGAAATCTTTGGCAGCAGCAACCTCCTCTTCGGTGACGCGGATTTGCACCGATAGATTGCGCCGACGCTTGGATACTGGTCCTACAGCCATTTGCCTAGTAAGTATTGACGGCAGACTTGAATTGCCTGCTGCGCGTGTTTTTCGATTAGTACGGACTTGGTTTCACCCATGGCAAGGCATACCGCGTCGTACAGTTCCTGGTAGTCAGTGTCTCGGAAGTTAACCGCAATGTCGGCAGCGTATTCCTGCCAAAGGCCGGTATAGGTGCCGCAGGTGCGGCCACTGCGCTCATACAGCGCTTCTATGGTGGCGTGGCGTTGGTTGTCGAGTTGAAACTGTTTCATTTGATGATGTCGTAAAGATTGCGGCATTCGTGCCAAGCTATCGAGTTTTCATGCAGTTGACTCATTCGAACGTGTATCAACGCTTTCAGATGCTCTCGTTCGTGCTCTCGACCGGCCTTAAAAAGCCCCGCGTCACTTACAAGTGCTTGCAAACGGCGTAGTGTGTCAATCATTTGGGTTCAATCACAGCATCGGGCCAGCGGTTTTGAGCGTAGGTGATAGCAGCCGCTTTGCTTTCGGCACGCATCGTCATGGTCATTGGCATGGCACCTGACTTGTACACGATCAAGGTGTAGAGCTTGGTGCGTGCTTTGGGTACGGGACGGCTGATGCCATCGCCGTAGCGGGCGTGATAATCTTCACGCCACAGCAGCAGCGCACCTTGGATGTCAGACATTGGGAAGTTTTATTTGATGGTGGTCAGTAGGTGTGAGCCATTCAATCTGGTTCCAGTAGGGCAGCCATTCTTCGGTGGCAATGGCTTTGGCTTCTAGCCAACTGGTGGCTTTGATGCACTCGTAGACGTTGGCGTTACGGATGCGGAAATAGTAGTTGCGTAAGGTCATGGCTTGAGCACCTGCTGGCAAACGGGTTCACCTTGAGCGGTATGCACGGTCTGTTCACGGCCACCGCTGACACCGGCGGCGTAGACCGCAAACATCAGGACGATGACAGCAAGACGGTTGACAAAAGGATTGTTGATCATTGGATTGGATTTGATTGGATGCAGGAGGCTTGCCCCTGTCCCGGTACTATACACCGCAGGCGGTGCGTAT